CCTTTAAACTCAAACCCCCCTTTCTATTTGCACCGTATTATTACACACAATTTTAACCGCTATCAGTGCAAATGATTTTTACTGATAGCGGTTAAAAATTTTTTCTTAGAAAGCACCAAGGTTTGTATTGATTAGTGCATTACATATTACTAAACTATCGCTTGGTATAGTACCTATTGTTCGTAAAACTAATGCACCATTTTCTACATTTAGTGTACCTATTACTTGATTAGTTATTCCACCATTAACGTAGTAAATATTACAATATCCAGAGTTAAATGTTTTAGGAATTTTACCTGTAAGTTCATTACAACTAGCTACAACACCACCACTATTTATTTGAGCTTTTGATGTTCCTCTTATTTGTGCACTGATTAGCCCTAAAAATACGCCAACTTTATTATATTCTATTGTAAGAGTGTCTGAAATAAAAGGAACAGAATTCATTTTAAAATACGTACAACCATTAACATCTGTAATGACATTACTACTCATATTTTCATAATTATAGTTTGTCATTTTTAATTGGTCATTGTAGTAGATATTTCCGTTAGTAAATCTCATCAATAACGTGTCATAATTTACAGTTACATCATAATTTGAGTTACCGTGTACAAACCAATTATTTATTATAGGATAAGCTACTTTATATAACCCGGTACAATGTACAAATATTCTTGATGTTACATCATCAATGTAAAGCAACATTGGGTTAATAGGGTCACTGTGATTGTCGTCAAACGTCATAAAGTTTGATATTGAAAGGTTGATATTGTGATATCCACCGTTCTTACCAAACACTTGAATAACATAGTAATCACGTAAATGCTCATTTGATTTATCAATATCATCAAAATCAGTGTTAGTCCAATAGCTACAGCATCTAAGCACGCACCCTTGAATCATATTATTTAGTGAGTAGTTCATTTTTATAGCAGAATAGCAACTACGGTCGATATAAATGTTTGTTATTACATTGTACGAACCATTGATGACTATACCGTAACTACAAGGTTCGTCTATATGAACATTATCTATAACACAACCGTTACCCTGTACAGTTAGTGGTAATTCATCATAGCTAAACACACAATCTGACATTAAAATATCAGAATTTAATATACACGTACCCATATTATAGTGGAATAGGCAATTTGAAATAATACCGTAAATATTTGAATTTATTGTGTAACCACTAAACCCTATAAAACTGCAATTTTTTATTGTGCAAAGATTTATGCTTTGAGAAAAATCAATACCATTAATATTAGCAATAAGCTGATGAAAATATCTTGTTCTAAAGTGATTAGTGCTTGAAGGGACATTACCCGTCTCAGTCATAACACAGCATTCTTCGCACCAAAATTTTAATGAACTGATGTTCGCCCACCCAGAATTTACAGTTAAAAGTGTCGTACCAGCTTTTGGGTTAAGTAATCTTATAGTAGAATAACAATCAATATTGTTTGATGGTGATAACCCTATACAATTACCTGTAATATTTATTGGTTTATTTATAGTAAGTCCTTTAGTGATAATATAAGTTCCAGATGGAAAGTATACATTGTAACCACATGGCACTGTGTCAAAAATTTCTTGAATTGCATTAGTGTCATCAGTAATTCCGTCGCCTTTAACACCATAATCCAGTACATTCCAAGTATGGTAGTTAGCAATTTTACCCATTATGATATTACCTAATGTGCCATCTTTTGCCATTTCATCTAGCTTCTTGTTAATTTCTTCCTGCACATCAAGTGTACTAAAATAGTTATTAACATAACTTTGTAATTTAACATAAGCTTTATGTAGATTAGTTACATCTCCGTGCAATGTTTCAACATCTTCCATTGTCTTATTTAGATAGTCCACCACTTTGCAAAGTAATTCATAATAACTCAAACTATCATCATAAACTAATGGAAGTACCTTCTGACACCAGTACCTAAATGGCTGTAATGTCTTATAATTACCCAACTCTGGTGTAAAATTAGCAGGGTCATTAGGCGTAATACTTCTTACGTTTGACATAATAATCTCCTTTCATTACCAAAGTCCAAAGAACAAATCACTAAACTCATCAATAACCTGCATATCAATGTTAAGAAAAGTTTCCCTAAACTTATTCAATAGACTGCTAAAACTTTCTGTACCTTGTTTACCAACAATAGTTTCCAGATAATCCTCAGTAGTGCTACTACTGCCGGTATTACTTGTAATACCGCCAACCTTTCCAGTTGTATCCTCTGTTTCACTATAATCAGTACCAGTATTTTCAGTTGTGTTAGTTTCCTCGTTTCCAGTTCCGTTCACATTGTCTGTAATCTTTCTTGCGTTTGTCAGATAGTTTTCGTTCTCCAAACCAGTTATAGCACCTTGTGGTGTATCAGAATACAAATCTCTCTTTGTTTCATCACTACCATTTGTTGTATTTCTAGTACCATTACTTGCACTATCTGTATCTCTGTTACCTGTCAGTGTTCTTTTACCAGTAGTATTATCTGTTCTAGTTCCATCTTCTTTGCTTGTACCCTCAACATTCCTCGCATGCTTCCTTGTTAAGTCCACATCGTGCATTGGATTGAACTTAATCTTAGCACTCTCATATAGCTGATTGTAATACGGCATAATCTCTTCAAGTCTTGTATTCATCCAAAGTGTCCAGATACCCACCGTTTCACAACAAATCTCACGCAAATAATAGTGTTTCAAAATCTTCTGACAAAGAACACTTCTGTACTTTTCATCAAAGAACGGAGCTTTACTCGTAAAAATTTTATTCCATGAATTAGCAATAATGTTATCAACATCACGGCTACCACCAGACACATCAAGTCCACTTTTGCTTTCACAAATAAACCTAACTTCTGTCGTATATTTACTCATTATTATCTCCACCTTTAGCAACGCATAGTGCATAGCAAGCAAGAGAGCCTGCCCCGAATAATGCACCAACAATGAAAGCAATAAACTCACTCATTTCCAGCACCCCCTATCGTATCCGCACCTGCATCATCTGGTATAGTATCAATGTCAACCTGCTGAAAATCTTCACGATAATTGACTTCAATATTAGTACCAAACATAGCGTTAATCTTTTTAACAGCTTGCCGTCTACTCTCCAATCTACTGTACCTGCTTGCGATAGTGCCACCTTGATTCCTAGTTACTTCATCAGTTATCAACCGTTCCTTTTTCTGAATGTTAATATTACTGATACCAAGATATGTCAAAGCTTCATTCCATATTTGCGTCTTTAACTGGTACAACTTATCGCAAACATACGGTGCACCAGTCTGCAACACCTTTAGTGCATTTAAGTCCAAGTTTTTATCACCAAAAATGAAAGGTGCGTTACCCTCAAACTCCTTATACAAGTTAATAAGCGTCAACCTTTGTTTCTCTGTGCCTTGTACCAGAACTGGTGTTTTCTGTGCGTTTGCATTAACATCAATAATCCTATCAATGTTGTACAATCGCCTAGCGAACATTTTAACATCAAGTATACTATTTGTGTGCAAGTAATTATTCCATATAATCACGCTATTACTCTCTTTCAATAACTTCTGATAGTTGTTATATCCAGAGTACGCTCTACGCAAAATCGGATTGCCATACACATCAAGATTACCGTTCGTAATACAGTCCAAGCACAAGTTCCCAAGAATATCATCATCAAAGTACACCATGCAACCAGTTTCAAAGAGATGTAGTTCAAGATACCTAGCGTCAACACTAAGTGGTAAGTTCTTCCACTCAAACATACTTATAGCTAACTCTGTCAGCCTGTTTAAATACTGCATATATGTCAAGTTATTCAGTGTAGCACTGTCACCAAACATATCCGTACTTCCACGCTTTCTACCCATATCTTAATCTCACCACCTTTACACTGTATTATCCAAATTATACTGTCCAATCTCCGAACCATTCTTCCAGAATGTAATACCATTATCATAGATACTACAAATCTTTCGCATATCATCAGCAGGGACACTACCAGTTACCGTTGCACCAACAGTCTTAACATAGTTCCAATGTGGTCTGCTACTTCTGTTCGGTTTCTTCACCCTATGAACAGCATAACCAAACATAGTAAAATACTCGTCAATCATTCGCGCGTATTCTTGACAAACACTACACCGTCCACCATAAAACTGTTGCGTATGATTGGCAACATTACCACCACCATTATTAAGATTACCTTTACTAATATCGGCGGCAATAGAAGTCTGATAAAACTGTGACATAAGACCACTGACCTGTCCTATAATACTAGAGCCAATAACAGCATTAGGATTTGTGCTATAAGCACCTGCAATTCCCATCTGTCCCGCATTAGCAATGGTATTCAGAGCAATAGGTACACTATTTTGTGCCACCCATGCTTGATAAGCGTCTACATTCCATGAACACATTGGATAACTGTTAAGTTGTAAACTCTCTGTATTCAATGTAGTATAACCACCCAACTCACTATACCCTGCAACGCCTTTATAACTACAGGGTCTAAGGATAGCAACAACTGGCTGTGTCACTGTGCCACTTATTTCAACAACTGGTTTACGGTTTTCAAAGAACTCATAACGCAAACTTAACTCACTACCGCTCGCATTATCAACATGATAAAAGTTATACGGATAAGTGTACAACTTCTTATTCTTCGGTTTATACCCATCAAGAGTATCATCAGTTGTCACACCCTCAATAGTAACAGTTGTTTTAGTTGCACCTGCACCATACTCCAACCTATGAGTGTCTGGTATACTTTCACCAATAAAAATCTTAGGGAACATATACATACCAATGATAGCGTCTGGTTTCTGAACATATTCATTAACCTTACCATTGATACCCTGTACATCTGTACTATCATACACCCATAACTGTGCTGACCCATAGATACCATCATACAACGTACCATCTGTGGTACTATCAGTATTAACAATAGCTACACATACAACCATATCTGACATGTCCGTTATGGGTTGATAATCGTTCATCACATACTCACCAGTAGCAACCGTTTCTGGTTCGATATGCGCCCCAATGGTATCCGTAGCCGTATGTTCACGTTCAACAAAACAGTAGTCCGGCTCACAATCAAAGAACCACGTCTGCATGACATCAAGTTCAAAGTAAATCTCTGCACATTCATTGTTAACAAACTCAACCGCCGTAATGAACGCATAGAACCACTTACTTCCGTAAGCTGTGTTCTGGAACATCATGTAATTACAGTCATACAAGTTGTCAGCTTTGATACCAACTCTCGCAACACCTTTTTTCACTCTTTGATAGGTATAGTTTGTAAGGTTATACTTCTGCAAACCAACAAAGTAATTGTACTGTGCGCTTGCTGATGCAAAGTAAATTGTGTGGTCATAGGTTGTGTCAAGAGGTACATCTTTAAGCAACCTTATATTTGTCGTAGGTTGTACATACATATAATCACTCCCTTTTAGTAAGGGCATACCATAAAATGATACACCCTTACAGTTAAAATCTTAGCCCTTGGTAAGAGTAACAGATGTGGCAACATCAGTAGAACCGTTGATAGCAGTAGACGCTGTGTAAGTAGTTCCGTTAATCTCAGCAACAAGTATGATATCTGTTGCAACCTTTGAAGACGGGATAATAAGACCGCCGTATTTCTGAACAGCAATACCAGCGGTTGTAAGCGCATCTGTCTGAACAAAATTCACATTCCGCGGGTTAAGTCCTGCTTCTTCAAAGTCAGCACTGATAGTAAATACAGTAGCAACATCACTTTCATCTTTAGCGGCCACATGAACAGTAAAAGTTTCAGGCAAAGCAACGTTAGCGTCAGAGGTAACAAACACAACAGCATTTGCGAACGGAGAATTTGACACCGTTTTCCAAGTATGATAGAAGTAGTTCCAGTACAAACCAGAAGCAACATACTTCTCCGTGAATTTGTTGTTATTATCGTAAACCTGAAACCAATTTTCGTCCAGAATGACAGCCTTTACGTTTGCCAACAGTTCTAACTCTTTTGCTGTAACTTCCTCAATACCATCAGAGTTTGCTCTGATAATATCAAAACGCTCATTGTCAAAATCAGTCCAGTTGTCAATGAGGAACAGTCTACCCATGAAGTCAGCTTTCTCCATGTTGAACGCACTTGCAAGCACATTTACGTCAAACTGCGCGTTGAACATGGCGTCCATGAAGATAACCTGTCTATCTTTCGGTGTGTTCGTCTTAACACCAGCTTCATTATATTCATTAGACATAAATGGTAACAGATTAGAAGTACCTCTAAACTGTACAGCCGCTTCACTAAGGTCTGCACCTGCTCCGATAGAAGTAGGGAACATTTTTCCGTTACTGATTGCTTTGATAAGCAGGTACTTAAAGAGTAGGAACTCGTCGTACTCTGCGGCGGTGTAAACAGCGTCTACAATCTTAGAAATAAGGTTCTGAACACCTTCAATGCTAAGAAATGCCTGACGTAAATCCTCGTCCTGAATGGTAACCGGGTACATTACTCTCCAGTTCATAACGTGGAAAGCTGAACGAACATCTGGAATAGTTCTCTGAAACTCACGTTTAGCCGCTTTTTCAACATTGAAGTCAACAGCTTTTGCGATAGATACGAAAATATCCTCGACAGTTTCTCCGTACTCAATGTAACCTTTCTTGAGGATAGAGTAAGGGTTGTTAAAGGTTGCACTCTGTACACGTACGATTGCAATTCTGTTTACCAGAGCGTTGATAAACTGGTTTGCAAATGCAGGTGTACCATAGATGATTTCTCCCACTTTGGGAATGTCATTGACAGTTGCAACTTCCGGTACGTTCTGCTGATAATCATAAGAAGCGTTCTGTCGGATTACGTTGAGAATGTCAATGGTAGACGCATTAAGCGTACTGTTTGCAATTCTTCTTGCCATGATATTAACTTCCTTTCTTTAATGAATTTTATTTCTAAACTGAGGTAAACAGTTCTGAAAACGTCTTAGGTTTCGTAGTATCATCTGTTTTAGGTGTTTCGGGGTCAGTGCCGGGGTCTGAACTGTAAAAACGTTCAGTATACTTTTTTCGCCATTCAGCGTCATTTTCTTCGTACTTAGTTTTCCAGTCTGTTCCGTCACCTTTTGCCTTTGTTTCAAGGTCGGTAAGTGTGTCGCTAATATCTTCAATAAAAGCGATTGTTTCATCATCAGTCTGCTCACCAACTCTAGCTCTCACTGATTCAAGAATTTCTTCTCTAGTTTTTACTGCCATAATGCTCTCCTTTCTATGAGATTTTTGTCCACTTTGTAGTGTCAAATAAGACGCTTAATCTTAATGAAAGAGGGTGATTAGGTGAAAGCATAATTACACCATCTTCTGTTACCATAATAACAAATCCCTCTTCATGCTTATAAGTACCTGCTTTGAACGGCATATCTGTTTCTCCTTTCTTATTAGTAATGGTATTTTATCCACATCCATATAGGCATTTTCTTTTTACGTTTAGACGGTGTACCGCCGCCACCACCGCCTGCTGATAAGTAACGGTACAACATTACAGCATTATTAAGTCTTTGCTCGTCTGTCAAATACGTATTTTGGTTGTACCATTCTTTTATGTTGGTATTGTTAGCATTTGCAATAATATAGTAATAACAAGAAGTTGCATAAGTTACTCTGGCATGCCATGAACTATCATGTATACCCTCCCAACATAGGTTATAAGCGTGTGTTAACATTGCTAAGTCTGTACTATCAGACGTTAAAAAATCTTGTAATGAATTAAATGGGTATTCGCTATTTCGATACCACACATTTTCATGTATTAGAAAAGCTAATTGCCCGTTACCATCATTACTAGCATAACCATTTTCTTGTAACCATGTTAGTAACTGATAAAGTCTACCATGTGTATTACCACCTGTGTTAGTCCATTGACCTAAACCATAACCTTTTAATAGGTCTGTTGGAAGTCCAGGTGTTAGGTTTTCCCATACACCAGGTGATAACGCACTTTCTTGCCACATATTACCTGCTATTGCCGCAGCTACAATTGCACTCACACCGTAACCACTTGCACCGCCGTCTCCGTATCTAAACAGCCTAGGAAAGGAGCGTTCATAGTCTGTATTTCCGCCACTTGAACCTATACTAACTTGATTAGCAAGTGGAGCGTTATCTGTATGCGCTCCCATGAAAACACCTTTACCACTTCCACCACGATAGCACATTTCTGTGTGTCCGCTTGATAGACCTATATCTCCTGCTAGGTATTCACCACTTGCGTCAACTTCTGTAAACCCTAATCGTAAAAGTTCGGACGCTTCTGAATAAGTTGTAAAGGCATTACTGTTTGGTGCGTATGATGGAGTGTTAAAACCACCTGCAATTAACGCATAGTTGATAAATGAAGAACAGTCATAATATGTTACACCACCAACAGTTTGTGCGTTACGGTAACTTTGTGAGTATCCAACGTTTGGCGCATTACACGTTTCAATTGCCCATGAATATGCACGATTTATGTCTGGCATATATTACACTTATGCTAACATCTGGTTTACAAGTTTCTGAATAGCAGAATAGTCATAACCTGCGGTGGTAAGTTTCTGCTTTCTTGTATCACCATTTCCCCACTTGCCTGCAATTACTTCTCTTGCAATCTCTCCGTTAGATTTTAACTCTTTTCCAGACAAGAGTGCGTTTACTTTTGACTGCACCGTGTCGTAATCATAACCTGCTTTTGTAAGAAGCTTTTTGCGGGTATCTCCGTTACCCCATTTACCTGCAATGACTTCTCTTGCAATGGTGTCAACGGAAACATCTGGTGCTACATCTGTGTTCTGTCCTACATATCTAAGGTGTACATCCCACCCACCAGAGTATTCATAGTAACTTCTGATACAGATTTCCTTTCCAGTCTGGTCACCAGTTTTACCACCAGTTGTCATTCCTTTTTCATTGATTGAAGCGTGAGCAATCTGCTTACTGTTGATACTCATAACAACATGGTGCTGTGTTTTAATGTGTACGTCACCTGCCAACCACGGTGCTTTACAATCAACAAAACCTGCTTTACGCAACTGTGACTCCAGATTACCAGTCCAAGAGTAAGGGGATACGTTAAAACCTGCTTCATGTAATGCCGTTCCAACAAGTGAAGAACAGTCATAATCCGGGCCATTTCTGTGCGTCTGGTCATAACCATGTGTGTCATCATTTACAGTGTCAATCATGAACTGGACCGCTTTCATAATGTTTGCCATAATTTAGTCCTCCTTTTTTACATCGGAAACGTGAAATAATTCCATCAGTTTTTCTGGCAGAATGTCAGGGTTAATCTTGCATATGTTTTCAAGTATTGACACTAACTCTGTAGTACACACATAAAGGATAATGATAGGTAAGATTGGTGTTCCAAGCTGAAAACCTATCAATGAACCCTCTGTGTCAATTAACCATGCCACAAAGTAACATAAAATGAAGCCAACCTTTTTGAAAAGACCGTCACGCAATTTTGAAGATTGAATGTCTTTGTTCTTGACAGCACTTATGATACCAGTGAAAAGGTCTAAAGAGTTGAAAACCAGTGCAATAATTATAGGGTAAAACTGTTCCATTTCTTTCACTCCTTTCCTTGTACATTTATATTCATTATAACATATTACTGGACAAATTGCAATAGGTATGTTATAATATAATATAATAGGAAAGGAAGTGATTATAACGTGGGTAAGTATTATGACGGTACTAAACTTTTGTCTATGTTAGACATAAATGGTTACAAACCAGAGATTTATATGTGTACTACTAACCGTACTGGTGGTAAGACAACATATTTTGGTAGATTATGTATCAATAGATTTTTAGATAAAGGTGAAAAGTTTGGACTAATTTATAGGTACAATTATGAACTTGATGATATTGTAGATAAGTTCTATAAAGACTTAGGAAGTTTGTTCTTTAGTGGGCATGAAATGACTAGCAAGCGTAGAGCAAGGGGTACCTTCCATGAATTGTTCTTAGATGAAAAAAGTTGTGGATATGCTTTGAGTCTTAATAATGCAGACCAGATTAAAAAATATAGTCACTTATTTTCAGATATTATGCGTATGATATTTGATGAATTTCAGAGTGAAACGAACCACTATTGTAATGATGAAGTTAAGAAGTTACTTAGTGTTCATACTTCTATTGCTAGAGGACAAGGTGAACAGGTTAGATATGTTCCAGTTTATATGCTTAGTAATCCAGTAAGTATTATAAATCCGTACTATGTTGAAATGGGAATAAGTGCTAGGCTTAAAGACGATACTAAGTTCCTACGTGGAGACGGTTTTGTACTTGAACAAGGTTTTATATCTAGTGCAAGTGAGGAACAGAAAAGTAGTGGATTTAATAGAGCTTTTGCAAAGAACGATTATGTTGCTTATAGTAGTGAGTGCGTTTATCTTAATGATAACAAAAGTTTTGTTGATAAGCCAACTGGCAAGAACCGATATATTTGTACACTAAAATACAAAGGCACTGACTTTGGCTTGAGGGAATTTACAGAGGACGGTTTTATCTATTGTGATGATAAACCAGATGTTACATTTAAGACTAAAATAACAGTAACAACAGCAGACCATGAAGTTAACTATGTTATGTTAAAAAGAAATGACTTCTTTTTGTCAAACCTTAGATATTTATTTGAACGTGGTGCGTTCAGATTTAAGGATATGAGATGTAAAGAAGCGGTACTTAGTGCATTAAGTTACTAAGTTATCCACATTAGTATGTGGAAAGTGTTTATAACTTTTAGGTATCTTCTCATGTGTCCACCAATGAATGGTTAGGGTAGCACACTTGAAACGATAGTGCCTATACCATTTGTCGTTTTCGCTGAACGCTTTGTTTGGTGCATGAGTTAAAGATATAAATAGAACAGCAGGGATACGAACTTAGTTCGCCCCTGCTATTCTTATTTGTTGTGCTTTATTTTTCACCAGTTGAACCAAAACCACCTCTATCGGTGTTTGATAAATTATCTGTTTCAACAAGTGCAACTGTTGGTTGATGTTTGAATATTCTGAATTGACATATTCTAGTGTTCTTAGGAATGTAAACCTCTCTTGTTGCATATGCCGGAAATTGCCATTCATCATTATTGCCACAATATGTTTCGTCAATAAGCCCGATTGAGTTAGCCTGTATGATGCCATACTTTTTAAATGTGGAACTACGAGGAATTAGTAACGCTTCATGGTTTGACGGTAAAGCCATAGCAATTCCAAGAGGAATGAGTTTGAACTCATTAGGTTCAAGGTGAACATCTTCAGCAATCCGCAGGTCAATCCAATCTCCGTTCTCAATCTGTTCAATTTTTTCCATTCCGTCTTTGACGTATTTGATTTTGATAGTTTTAAGTTCCATTAGTTCTCCTTTCTTATTCAAAGGTGTACACATCTCTGTTCCATATAAAGCACAATCATTACACCCCTTATAGTATCCACATTCTTCACAAGTACAATGTTCATAACCGTACTCTGGATGTTCATTTGCTAGTACAACAGGGCAACCATTTACACAAGTTGCACCAACATAATTCACACATTGCATATTGTCTACCTCATTTCATATGGTGTGTCGATAAGTAGGATACCTCCACGTATTCTCTTTGGTCTTAATTTTCCGGGAACTTTTAGTCCTACTCTAAAGTCCATAAGATTTCTCTTTATTGGTTTACCAGTTTCCTTTTCAAACAAGAACTCTTTTTCATCTTCTGTCCATTCCTTAAATACTTTTGTTGTCTTATCTGTGTACCCACTAATATCTGCCGTTCCGTCAAGAGATGTTTGAAATAAGTCTTTACATTTCTGTGGCATACCTGCACACTTAATGTTGTTATACGGTGTATCAATAGGCTTCAAATTTTCTTTAACAACGTGCTCAATGTAAGTCTTTTGTCTTGTGAAAACTGCTATATCCCAACAGCTCTCTAGTTTCCAACAACAGAAGTCTTTGTCGTGAACCTTAATTCCAACAATCTCATTAGGCTCAAGGTCACAATGTATGCTGTCTGTATCTGCATATATAAAACCTCTCTTGTCTTTACCGTGGTAGTTCTTCTGTGCGGCTCTAATTGTGAAGTTTCTTGCGTAACTTGTGATAGCTGAACCAACTGGTATATACCCAGGCTTCTTGTCAGCTTTCGCAACTGGTAGAAAGCCTATGGTTTTATCCTCTTTGACGTAAGCAAGTTTAAAACTACTGTCCATACTACTTGCCATTTTACCGTACAAATTGTTTAGGAACAACTTTGCCAACTCACGCAACGCACCTTTGCTTTCCAGTTTGATTTTCTTGTACTTATCAATGTACTCGTCAAAGATACCTATTTCACTATAAAACCAACAACCGTCTAAAATCTCAAAGTCTACCAGTTCGTAGTGTTCTTTCAATAACTCGTAGTCAGTCATTGTCAAAACTAACTCAACTCTGGTGTCGTGAATGTTACCATCTTTATCGGTGTAATGCGTGTAATACTCACCAGTTCGCCTGTCGTACACATCAGATGTTTCAAGTGCTTCTGTACCTTTGTACAGTAGTGACGATTTTATTTGTATGAATGGTAACTTATCTGGTTTAATGTAGAACCTTGTCTTAACTCTAACAAAGTAATACTTATCGCCTGAAAGTGCATCATCTGGAATGATATTTCCTTTCCAGAAATGCGGTAAGCCTATTGGATATCGATTTCCACTCTCACTACTCATCATACTAGGGTACAAAGAATTTACATCTGCTGTCGTTCCATTTGTGAAAATCTTGTTCTCTTTACCCTTAACAAGATAGCACCAACCACCTCTATACGATTTACGGATATATTCTCCTGCATTGGGGTATCTATGTGCTTTCTCGTCTATAGTCATAGCGTACACATCTGGAAACATTTCATCGTAATCAAGCATGTTCTTTGTTGATGCCTTACAAATTGTTTTGTATTCTTCCAAACAGCATGAACCTATCGTCAACTTGTTATGGCCTTGTTGGAACATTATTTCTAACGCTTCTTTGACTACGAGAACATCATTAGCTATGTACTTTCTTTCTTCATCTGTTATGTTGCAACCTGCATACCTAAAACCAGTGTACTCCATATCAAGTTTCTTATGCTTTGTACCAAAACTTTCACCGATACGTTTTACACTAAATGGTAGTAATTTAAGCGAATCTCTAATCTCTATAAAGTGATTATTGACCTTGATAATAATGCTGTACCACATACCTTTATCAGATATGCTATACTTGAATGACTTATTTTCCATGAATTTCTCTGGCAACCATTCAACATCATTTTCATTCTCTCCTACCTTTTTGTATGCTTGCTTATACCCCTTATCTACCAACAAATAGGATAACCAAAATGCACCGTCAAATTTCAAGTTATGATAGTACGCTACGATATTACATTTCTGCGCTATAAAATAATCGAATTGCTCTCCAATGCTATGAAAAATATTTACATCTTCTGTGAACAATTCAACGGACGCACTAGCCCATACTTCTGTGTTAACCTGCCCTTTGTAAACAGTTGTTTCAAAGTCGCACATAAAGTAACGATACTTTTTAACTTTCATAGTGGACTACTGAAGTCCTCTTCCTCTTCCATTGCGTCCATCATTTCAGCCTTAAACAGTGGCCCTGCTTCTGGTAAATAGTCTAACATTTCAGACATATACTGTGTTAGCTTATCTTGTGAGTAAACTATCTGATATGTTACAATTAAACCTGCTTCTGCACCATCATTCAACATTGTTGCAACATCATGTGCGTCATTTGTTGCTAGTATTCTGTCTAACCATGATAGTAATAAGTTACTAGCGTGTTCATTAAATTGACTAACATGACCTTTAAAACCAGTGATAACAACAGCGTCAAAAAATGTTTCATCTTCTGCTATGTTCTCTGGTGGAACGAAACCTTGAGTATTGGTTGGCTCTTGTGTTGGCTCTGCTAGTCTATATTTTCTAGTTTCTGCCGCTTTCTTTGCCCTCAAAGAGCGTTCCAACTTTACACCCTCTGTTGCGGGTACTATTTCACCCCCACTCGCTAAACCACCGTAGACTGCTTTCTTGTACAACTTATCAGGTGTTAATTTTGCAAGTTTTCGCACACTTGCTTGTGTTACACGATTAGGTCTTTGCGGTAACACATCTTCACTAAAGCGATACCCACGTTTTTCTGCTCTACTTATAAACTGTTTGATACGCTTAACTTGTTTAGAGTAGTCACGTTCCGCAGGTGTTTGTTTGCGTCTTTTTGCCATAGCATTCACCCCTTTAAATGAATAAGAGGAGGCGCCCACTTTGGTACTGTGAGTGCCTCCTCCATTTAACTACATGTTACACCCTGAACTTATGCAATTGAGTCAACATCAAGTACACAGTTAATGTAATCACGGTTGGATTTTGTTTTACCGGACGTCTTGATAACAGTGAACGGTTTACCTTTCATAATGTTTGAAATGTCATTGATACTTCTCTTGAATGTAGCCGACTGGCAACTGTATACCTGCTTTTCCGGTGTAATGATTGACATTACTTCGACAGCCTCACCGCTGTCCTCTTTGATATCCTCAAACATCAGAACTCCATCAACTGTGATATGTTCACCGTCCTCAACGTCTTTCATGGTCACGATTGACGGTGCGATTGTCATAAGGTACTGCTCTACTTCGTTGAACTCTCTGCTCTTTTCTTTAATGTTAATCATGGTCTTGTTCTCCTTTTAATTAAATATTTTGTTATGTTTGCTATTTTAGGTTTTCCTGCTTCTGTGTTATTCTTTATCTGTTGCAACGTTTCTAGGCGGTAGTACTTTTGCATACTGGATAAATTCCTGCTCTGTCATACCATACAAAGTTTCGACTTCTTCCTTGTCTACAATGTGTACCGCTTTGATTGTCTCCGTTTCAAGCAACGGACGAACTTTCTTCATCAGTGCTTCATCGTCCTTGTATGTGCGTGGTACTGTAACAACCTTGTTACACGGTTCGCCTGCCTGTACGTCCAGACACATAACATTTGCTTTTGTTGCTACGATTGTTCTTGTTACCATAGGTACTCTTGCCATAATTTTGTTCTCCTTTTCTGGCTTTGGTTTGTTTATAGTTAGGTACGATATTGTACCAGTGGACGGTATAGGATTTGAACCTATAATCTAGTGCTGACCAGACAAGTGTTGGAACACATTGTCACTAGGCAACTTACCACTTTGTTGCACCGTCCATAGGGGTGAGGGTGTACTGTAAAGTGAGTACACCGCTCTGGCAACGTAACTCTTATTTATCTTTGTTACTCTTTTATTGTAGCATATTGTACTTAAAAAGTCAACGCTTATTTTCATTTTTTATTAGTGAAAATATTTGTTTAATATGTACTTCTTGTACTGTTTTACAATAACATCTGATACAATTTTACTTGTTAAACCTACAGATAATTGTACGGCAACATTACTAATAGTGTAATGCCATGGGTGCATGCCTAAAGGATTAATGTCAATAATAAGCGTGTCATCTATAATGTGTACACTTATATCACCCTTGATACGTTCTCGTAACTGTTTTTTAAGTTTCGCTCTAAATATTTTTTCCATTTTAGCATTCTCCTTTTATGTTTGTTTAGTTTTCATGGTTCTGTGGCCAAAATTATGACCTAAAGTGTGTACAGCATTGAAACTGTAAACGTCCTCCCCTGTCATGCATAGTTAGTTTAGACTAACTCCTCGTATATTATCACTTTTCAGTTATCTTATAATAACCCTGTCTTTTACTGTTCAAAATCATATAATTAAACATTATAATAACCTACCTTTCTTGAGGTACTAGGGTTGCCCCTAGTCCTCATCCTTATTAGTGTTACGTGGCGGTAAAACTTTTGCAAGTCTGATAAAATCTTCTTCATCCATGCCAAGTAATACCTCTTTACAGGTCTGTGATTCAATGTGTACGAGTTTGAGTGTGTCAGTCTGGAAAAGACTCTGTAGTTTCTTAAGCAACTCTTCATCATTGTACTGTCCTCCAATGTCATAAGGAAGTACCTGTACCTCTGCTGTTGTAATGTCAAGTGTCATAACCTTTGCCGTTGTCTGCATAACCGTTCTTGTTACCATTCTCTTTCTTGCCATAATTTTATTCTCCTTTTCTGTTTGATTATATCTCACCATTATTTGGTGGAATGGTAGGATAGGGTTCGAACCTACCCATGCACCGACTGCCTACCAATATTTTGCGTGTTTACGCTCTGCGCTTATTCCAGTTCCGTCCTCTGCACATTTTTTCATATCGTAGTATGAAACATCACCAAAATATTCTTTTAAGAACCAACCTATCTGCCTTCTTGTGGTTTGGCTATATGTACCTGTACAGAATAGAACATATTGGCCACTTACGTTCGGTACAGCTTGAATAACAAGCGTTGTATAACTTATGAAATTTATTGTACCGTTATCTTCTATTGTTACGTGACACTGTGAACTTTTTGTGGTGTGTGAGTTTTGTTTCTAACATTTTTACTACCTCTCTTACTTTTCTATGCACTTATTATATCATTTCTTTTGTACCTTGTCAAGTGTTTTCTTTAAATTCTTTTAAGTTTTTCTTTTGTTCTCTTTCCTCTCTTTCCTTGTTTCTGATATAAGTATATCATTTGTAGCCTCATTTGTCAATAGATATGTGCCTAAAATATTGCACAAATTTGTACTAGCTTTTTTTGTACAGTGTACTGGCGTTGGGGAAATGGGACACCGGGTTTGAGTTTAAAG